CGTTTAGCAAACCTATGACCTGCAAAATAAAAGCTCCCATTCGCTTTGAATGAGAGCTTCATTTGAGGCCCCCAGCCAAGCTAAAGAAGGGCCAAATTATTTTCAGTCAGCACTGAATAATAATCGGGTCCTTGATTGACAGCATCAGCAGGGCTTGTTTTTTGAGAGCCGTTTGTTGATTAAATTGAAATTCCATTTTAAACGGCTCCTTTCTGTTTTAAGCCTGGTCAAGATTTAATGGTGTTAGTTTATGATAATTAAATTAGAATGTCAATATATTTTTTAATTTAAATTAAGATTAATTAGTTTGATTTATTAAAATAAGTTAATGTCAAACGCGGATAATTGCTATTGACGAGTGTGGAACTGATCAACAGTCAGCATTTTGAAATGCAGCTACGGCCTGCACCAAATAATCATCGCCTGGCAAGATAGCATCTTTGAAAAGTATTAGCAATTCATTAATTCAGCTCTCATCAATCAATTCGTTTGGTCATCAGGTGATTAACCCGGCAGCTCCTCATTTGCTATAATATTTTTGCTTACATTAAGGGGGAGTTTTCAATGGCTGATACGAAAGGAAAAGCCGCACGCTTTATGCTGATCAAACTGCTGACGGAAGGGATGGTAACCAGCAGCGAGATCGAAGCCGCTGCCAACGTCAAATCAGATGCTATCAACAAGAACTTCAATAAAATCAAGCAATGGCTGGCCCCAATGGAAATCACCGTCCAGTCGTTCAATGATCATGATCGGATTTTTCGGTTAAACACGGCACCCAAGACAATCGATTTCCGCCGCACCTTGATTATCGCCAAGATCATCATTGCCAGCCGGGCCTTCAGCAAAGCCGACCTTTCCGCGGTTATCAAGGGATTGATGGCCCCATTTAAGGTCGTCAATAAAGATGAGCTTTTCAAGGTGATTTTAAAACCTAGCCGCGATGAGTACCAACCCGTTCAATCGCTGGTTGACGTCAATATTTTTGAGACGATCTGTCATGCCTTGTCGGATCAGCACGTCTTAAAAATCGTCTACCAAGACGCGCATGGTCAAGTTGCTCAGCGCGAATTGGATCCATTAAGCATCGACTTTAACGATCATTACTTTTATCTGCGCGCAATTTTATACAACGTGCCGGAAAAAGCTAACAACATTCGCAACTACCGAATCGACCGCATTCAACAGGCCAGTTTAACCAGCCTGCCGATCGACTGTGATCCCGATGCTATTGAAACCAGCCGCAGCGCCAACATCAACAGTCTGGCCAACATGTTTGGCAGCATCAACGGAACGGTTGAAAAAATCGTGTTCCGCTGTGCGCGCCGCATCATCGAGCCATCACTCGACAAATTTCCCTATGCGGCCAAGGTGTATCATGAAAATGACCTTACTGCGCCGATCTATGACGCCAGAAAACAAGAGTCGTTTGACTTTGATCAGCTGGCTGCCGATGAGGAAAACGTCGTCATTGAAACCCACGTGGCCAATATTCAAGGCGCCTTGATCTGGCTGCTCAGTGCCGGTTCACAGGTTAAGATCCTGGAACCGACTGCCCTGGTTGACCAGATTAAAACCGAGCTGCAAAATGCGCTGAATAACTATAAATAGCCTGAAAGCCTCAAAATCACGATTCAATCTTAAAAAATGACGCTGAGTCAAGCCTTGATCCAGCGTCATTTGCTATTCTAAACGATTTTAGAGAACATGATAACAAGCCATCCGCTGCTTTTTGGCAATCTGCTAAGCGGCTGGCCTGAGATACCAGTTCAGCCAAAGCGAAAAGATCAGCCCGATCAGTCCACCGCCCAACAGCAATATGCGCAGGATCGACCAGCTGCACAGTATCACCAGACCACTGACTGCCAGACTGTACTTGAGCACCAATTGGCAAGGCGCCTGCCAGCGTGCCCTTTGCCAATTGCGATTGATGATTTTGACATCGCGTTTGATCTGCTCACGATTGGCTTCATTATGATCATGCTGCAGATAGACGATCATTTCTTTTTGATTGCTGATCCCCCACCAGCTGTAGCGCGGTTGAACAAATTGACTGCGTGAGATCTTGGCTGGATCAAACGTATGCTGGTGGCGACGCTCAGCTCGACGAATCACGCCAGTCTTTAGCTCAACATTGCCATGCTCATCATACGCCGAAACCGGTACGTTGATCAAAGCCCCTTTAATGATCAAAAACCAGTCTTGACGATGCTTTTTTTCGTGCTGCCGCATTGCATACTGAACGTCTTTGGGCAATTGATACCAGTGTTTTTTGCCGTCTGGCAGCTCAACTTGCACCCAAAAGCTGTACCATTTTTTGCGCTTAGCCTGCTGAATCTCAGCTAACGCCCGCTTAGCAAACGACCAGTCTCGCATGTCTGGCTGATGATCCATTCTCATTCCCCCATTGATAGACTATTTTTCATTATAGGTTAATTAGCCACCCGCAGCAAACATCAAAAAATCTCCGACCCAAACTTTGAGCCGAAGATTTCATTTCAACATTAGGCATTTCTTCACCGATTTTTAAGCAAACATTTGACACTAATCGATAAAACGTCGCAAAAAATCGATCTCATCAGCATTGCAGCGAACCGCGATTTCAGGATCCTTTTGGTTGACATGGAAAACATGACCGCGGGGATGTTGAGAATCGCCATAGTTTCTAAACTCATGCGGAATTTTACGATCAAGCAGATACTGATCGAATCTAACTGCTGTATCATGCAGAAAGTCTTGATTGGCAGTCATGATAAAGACCGGTAAAAAGTCCTTGGTAATATAGTCTTCTACTTTCAGATCATGCGGGTGCAGCGAACGGGCATGTCCTGTAAAATAGGCATCCAGAACGCTTGGCTGAGCCAGCTGCCGTTCTAAAAAGTAGCAGCCGCAGTTAAGCAGTCCCGCTTTTAATTTCAAATTCGGCATCGTCATCCCAACAGCTGCGCGTATTCCGGATTGGTATACATAGTAAGATACTGCTCTGCCATCTGCGCGCCGGCACTGTCACCAGCAATAAAGACGTTGTTTAAGTCGAGATCATACTTGTCGGCGTGCTGCACCAGCCAGTGAAAGACTTGGTTGGTTTCCCGCAGCTCGCTTGGGTATTCAACTTCTGGCGCCTTTCGATAGTTAAAGTTGATAAAGGCAAAACCCATCCGCGCCATTGCCAGTCCATAGAATTGATAGGTTTCTTTGGTACCATAGACAAAACCGCCGCCATGCACGTGTACGATCACCGGCAGTTTTCCTTGATGGCGATGCGGCCGATACAAATCGAGCAGGTTGTCATCACCATGATCACCATAGCGAATGTTGTCAAAGCGATCAACGTTTTCTGGGTACGGATTCAGCCCGGCATCACGCGCGTCGTCATTTATTTTGGCTTCATGGCGAAACTTTTCAACGACCGGCAGCCATTTTAAATCCACGTATGAATTGATTTCCGTCATTAAAAATCCCTCCGCTTCTAAATCATCTAATCCGATTATAACGCGGATGGAAAGCGCTGTCTTTGGTTAATTTCCAGCTGGCGGCCGCTTAATCAGCTGTCCCAGATAGCTGACCACTCCGATCAATGCAATGCCAGCCGTGATCTCGATTGCCAAGGGAGTTACAAAACGGGCCAAAAACAAACAACAAAGCAACGCTATCACGGCCAGCACCATTTCATAAATATCAATATGGTCAATCTTGCCTTGTGCATGCCGCCGCTTTAAATCCGCGAATTCAAGCTTGATGGTTGCCATCGCCACGAATGCGTACTGAACGACGGCAATCATAATGCTGCAGGGAATCAGCGCCAGATAATCTCCTGTCATTACCAAAATCAAAACAATGCCGGCCGTTAAAAGCGTAGCCACGTATGGAACGCCATTTTGTGACTTGATGCCGATAAACCTGGGCAGCAGCGCCTTTTCATTTGCCAGCGATGAGACCACGTATGGCGTACTGTAAAACATTGAGATCGCCACGCCGGCAATCGATCCTAACATGCCGATCATAATCACGGCCTCGCCCAGCTTGCCAAACTGCTGACCAAACGCCCAAGCCAGTGGTGCGTCCACGTTGTCGATTCGATTGCCAAGCATCCCGATCGCCACGCCCATGGTAATCACATAGATGACTGCAACGCTAATGACCACGCCAATCAAAAGCTTTGGCAGGTTCTTTTTGGAATTGTGAATGGACGATGCCTGTACCGGCAGAAACGAAAATCCTGGAAACATAAAGAAGATCAGCATAAATGCATGATCAAAGTCACTAAGCGAATTATGGACCGAAGCATTAAAGTTGCCCGGCTTGACGTAAAAAATCCCCAGCACGACAAACAATCCCAAAACTGCCAGCTTCAAGACCGTTGAAAAGTTATTGGCCCAGGTTGACGCCTTTTTGCCCAGTAACCGGATCGTCAGTAAAATCAGAATCATTCCCAATCCGGCCCAGCGATAGACCGTAATCTCACTTAATCTGCGGCAGCCATGGTCGCAGCCCGCGTAAAAATGCCGCGATCTCGGTAGCAATCGCCGCGGCGCCCTGCAGCCAGGTAAACAGCCCGATCTCAAAGCCCCAAAATCGGCCAAACTCTTTGTAGGTGTAATACCAGCCCGCGCCATTGCCCGAAAAGTGATGCGCCATCTCGGCATAACAATAGGCCATTGCCAAGACTGCCAATGCCGCCAGCAGAATCAAGGCCAGGCTCCAGTTGCCGGCATCTTGAAACAGCACGCCCGGCAATAAAAAGATGCCGGACCCGACCATGCTGTTGATCCCGAACATATTTATAGATTTTTATAAATAACTATAATCTAAAACCCTTGATTTAACGCCAAATGAAGAATTATAGAAACCTATAAAGTACAACGCTGATGTACTTTCGTTGTACAAAAAAACGGCCGTCATAATGACGACCGCAGCCCCACTTGCGGTGGGGAAAACTTGCTATAAAGCAATATCCCTAATATCAATATTGGGATCACCCCCATGTACGTGGGGAAAACTCTCTTTAAAATCCAAACATCATATTGATATCGGGATCACACCCACATACGTGGGGAATACGATTTAAGTATATATCAAAATAGCAACCTTTTCCAGGCTGCTATTTTTTTATGCTTTGTAGTAGTCAAACTTTCCGCTTTCGCAGTTTTCCTTAACGGCTTGTAGCCGTTTTTCAAGTGCCGTCCAGATCTTGTCGGGGTCCTCTGCCATCTCTGGCATCTTCATCAGATTGATTGCCCGGCATGTTTGGTAGTCGTGCCAATCGCTTTCGGGATCTTCCAAATCCCAATCCATTACCCTTTCATAGTCCGGATCCTTGTGGTAGCCCTGCAGGAAGCCCATGACGTCATAGATGCCGAGCTTTGCGATTTTTTGTTCTGCTTGATTATAATCAAGCACATCTGATACAAGCCAATCAACGTCTTCAATCATTTGGTTGCGGAACTTTGTATTAATCGAACTTTTATGTTCGAGCAAAAGCTCCATGAGTTTCACATCGTTAAGCTGAAATTCCTTGTAATTCATTTTGATTGCCTTCTTCCTAAAGCTTAGTAACTTCATCTGGGTTATCCCAGTCACAAGCATCACTTGCATCGATATCTGACTCGTTCCAGTCAGATTTAGGATACCAGGTAACCATGTACTCGTTGCCCTGCTCATCATGAGCCTGAGCTTCGAAATATGGCTCTTCGTGAGCCCCCGTGATGTAGGCATCCTGGTCCAAGATCAGCTTGATTCCGTTGTATGTCAGTTCCATTTTAAAAGCCTCCAATTTTTTCATCTATTGCCTGTTTGAGTTCTTTTAAGTCCTCCACATAGTCCATGTGGTTGGCGTTGATATGCTCCTCAGCCTTGCTACCCGGTTTTGGGTTAACAAAGCTGAAAGCCGTCCGCCTTAGCTTTGCATAGCCGGTTCGGTGTGGGTTTTCTTTTTCCCACTTCCGACTTGCATTAGTCTGAGCCTTAGTTACCATTGCATCGCTCCCTTTCTATGCTTCTATTATAACGCCCCGTTAGATAGATTGCAAGGCCTTTTTGGCCAAATCAACGACAATCTTTTCGCAGTAGTCATCGTAGGCCTTGCTTTGCAGTTCACCGGTCTGAACGTCAACCCAAACCTTGACGCCCAGTAATTCGCCTGCAAAGTTGTGGGAGATTTCTTCTCCCTGAAACTTGGAGTAGCTGATGTAACCACTCTTGTAGTAGCTGACTTCCATCAGGTCAGCCTTGACCAGGTTGAAGTACAAACGGTCCTTGCCGTACTTTGTCCAACGGCTGAATCCCTTGTCTTCAAGGGCTTTGATCGTCTTTTCGGACAATCCCTTAGCCATCTTCCAGGCCATTTTAAGTGCGCCGGCAATGTATTCAATTGCCTTGCCGCCAAACTTCTTAGCAGCGTTCTTTGCAATTTCCCAAGCCCTGTTCATGATGTTTGCCTTAGTCATAATGATTACTTCCTTTCCTTGATTACATATATATTATATAACGCCCCGTTATATAATGCAATAGTTTTTGCAAAGAAAACAAAAAGAATCAAACGCCTATATATCAACGTTTATACGCATCATTAAAAAGAAAGCAAAAAGAAAAAGCCCTACACACGGCGAATGTTAATCAAGAAGAGGACTCACCTCTTTTCTTTTTGATGTTTTTGGGTGCCATGTGTAGGGCTTATATTCAATTGTAGATATTATTCAAACTTTCCGTACGCCTCGCCAGTCTTGGCGTTGCGGACAGCTACATAGCCATAGCCGTTGCCACGTGGTTGACGCACGTAGACGAACTCGTTGCCCCGCGACCAGGCATCGTACTTGATAACACTGCCAGCTGGCAGGACCGCAATCGTGGATGCGCTTGGCAGAGCACCCCAACGCAGATGTAGAGCCGTGTTGCTGACAAATTTGCCGTCTTCGGCGTGCCAGACTGCGCCTAAGTTGTCCGTCCACGTGGTCTGCTTGTTAACAGGCTTAGGCGTTGGCGTAACTGCCTTTGGCTCATCGCTAGTGGTGTCCGCGTTAGTGTAAAATCCGCTAAAGTCGTACGACATATCAACGCCGGTACCGGCAATCTTATAGTTGTCGGTCCATTGCCACGTGCCCACGTTGTCAACGCCAGGCTGACTAACACCATAGTTGGCAACCCACTTGTTTTTTGCGATCAGTTGAGCAGCATTAAGCCGGCCCTGCCAGAACCAAGACGCCATTGAGTAGATGTCGACCTTAGGATAACCAGCGTCCTTGACCGCTTGCAAAAAGGCGTTGGCATCACTGGTTGCATACTTGGCATTAGCTTTGTCTTCAATGTCCAGTGCCAAAACTGACTCCGGACCCAAGCCAAACTTTTTAGCGTGGTCGGTAAACCATTTAGCCTCGTTGCGTGCGTCCTGATTACCGTTAAAGCGCGCGTAGTGATAGCCGTGCACGAGCAACCCTACTGACCGCGCGTTGTTGATCTGGGCTTGTGCCTTAGGATTGACGTACGCGTCGCCATCTGCTGAGCCTTGCGTCAGCTTAACGATGACGGCTTTAACACCTGCATTTTTAGCTGCTTGAAAAAAGCTAACAGTATCTGGCTGATACCCGGATACGTCCATGACGAGATTAGCCATTTTACTTATCTCCCTTCTGTTTAGCGCCGGTAATGGCGTTGTAGTCCGTTGCGTCATAGTCTGACTGGAGTTTGACCAGAATTGTTTTGATCTGTGGTGGTAACCACAGCCCCATCTCGCCCCAGTTTTCCGTGATTGAAGTTAGGTAGTTAAGGACAAAGCCCCATACGATCGTCTGTGCCAGCCAATCGAAACCCAGACTGCACAAAAACGGGTAGGCCGCGATAACTAAAATCAAAACAAGCGTGTGCTTGATGAGACCAAACAGTCCCTTTGTTGAGTTGGTCTTGCGCACAAATGCTGCGCGTGTATACCCCGTGATCACGTCCGCAATCACGCACAGGATTAAACCGATGATCAACGCATTGTCTGGCAGGTGCTTGATCTGTTGCAGTAAAACGATATGATATGGCATTCAAATTTCCCCTATCCAGCCGCCCCTACATAAGGTACTGTTAGCTTTCTCTGGCGACTCGTTTTCAGTTAGCTAGGCTTGGCTGTTAGCCGTACTCGTGGATTCGCTGGCACCGGCTGACGTAGATACGCCTAAGATTTGATTCTCTTGGTCAGCGCTCAGGTCGCCGACTTCGACAAACAAGTCCAGGTCGTCCTTAGTAAACAGCTTCATCTCGTAGTAGCTCTTGTAAATACCAAACATAAAATCGTTAGCCATGTTTATCTCCTCCTAAGCGTTCGTGGTGGTAGTGTCAGTAGCCAGCTTCTTCTTAATTTCGGTTAAATCCTTCATCAAGTTGGCATTAAGCTTAGCCTGCGTGGCTACGCTCGTTTGCAGACCGGCAATGCGGACCATCAACTGCTTGTTGAGCTGGTCTTGCGCGTCCGGTTCTGGCGTTGCCGGCTTGTTCAGCGCGTCGATTTCTGCTTGCGTCAGCGTTTCAACCCACTTGCCTTGTGTAGCGTCAAACTTAGGCTTATACATGCCAGCCCCGTTGGCGTCATATGGCACGACCGTTGTTTCTTGTGCCAGCAGCGGTGCACCGTCTGGGATCAGCGTTGAGCCGTCCCAGTAGCCGTTGGTGTCATAGTGGTAGGCCGTGACGAGCTGGTCGCCGCCAACCCACTTTGTGCCGTTAAAAAACTGGTTGTTGTCGGTAGGTACGATGCCCGTCTGACCGTCCTTCAGTGCAGTGCCTTCAGCGACGCTGATTGTGCCGGTAAAGGCATGCAGACGGTCGGCCGTGTCGTACGTGTAGACGAGCACTTGCTTTGCGTTTTCGTCTGCCATGTTTTACTTCCTTTCTATTAGTCGACATGGATATACGTCATCGAGACAACTTGATCTTTCTGCTCGAACATTTGCGTTGGTCCACCAAATAAAATCGGTTGAGATGTAGTTGTTGAGCGTGGAATCGGCATTACATGCAACAATAACCGGATGAGACGGAGCCAAGTTGGTTGTCACCGTTAAAATTGGTTTGCTGTTGCATGCAACCGGGCAATCAAGCTGGTCAAACGCCATGTTGACGAGCTTAAATCCGTTAAACTGCACGTACCAGCACTTAAAGTTTTGAGCGCTGGCCCCATTTTTAAAGGTGATGCCGCTGTTGGTTGATACAGCACCATCAACAGGCAGTTTGTTAAGTAATGCAGAGTTTTCGTTAAGAGTCGTAAGCCAGTCCTCTTGTCCGTTTTTAATTAAATTGATTGCCATCTTTATGCCTCCTTTGGCCAGAATGTTACTTGACGCCACTTAGACCAGGCATTGTTTTCATATCCCCGCACAAAAGCGTTCTGATCAGCGTCGGTGAAAACCTGCAGCAAGTGTGATGCATTACCGTGAATGCTAAGCAATCCCAGTTTCCCATTTGGCAAATTGCCAGCAGAAGTCGTCGTTACATAGTAGCTCATACCAGGCGTGGTCAAAGTGTTGAGATCGTCGCCGGTATTCTGAGCTACCATATAACCATTCACATAATTCTGCATATCAACTGTTGTTGGGATACCCTTCGTGTTGATCAAACTCGTTGCAGTTTCCAAAGCCGACTGAGCAGACTTAAGCTGTGCTGTCAAGGTTGCAATGGATGTGCCCTTGATCATCTCATCTGCTTTTGACTTTAAGTCGTTGATGACGTCTTCAAGCCGGTTGCTGTAGCTGTCATATAGCGTGTTGAAGCTAACTGTTTGCCCTAAGACATTCAAATTAAAGTCCAACGTGGAAATTCTTTCGTTGGTGTCTGGATTGGTTATCACAAAGGCACCTGTCATGATACCGGGATTCTGGAACATTTCTGCTGCCCAGATCACTGTAAAAAATCCACGTTTTAAGTCGTCAGACTGCGCAACTTCTTTAGCACAGTTGGAAAGCACAAAGGATTTTCCTGCGCTATCAGTTGCTTCAATTTGAAAGCCGTAGCCGGTCATATCCTGTGGCCGACCGTCCATTTTCAGTGCTAGTGGCATTGGTGCTTGACTGTCGCCAACGCGCCCTTGAAAATATGGCGTTAAATCGACAATCGAGCTTGCATTCGATTGCGCGTCCCGGACCAGGTCCAAGACAACTCGCGTATTAATCGCTGCCATAATCAGTCTCCTTTCATATCATTTGCATAGCGTTCGAGCTGTCCTAGCAGCTCAAGCGCTCGTTTAAAGTCATCATCTAAAACGGTCTTGGCCTCGCTGAAAGCTAACGATGTTGGCATGACCACACTATATGGTGGCGTCAGTGGCTCACCATCAGCATCCCAGTCAATTAGCTGCTGATTGTTGTATAGCGTAACCAAGTCGTTAATATCAGCAGCCATTTTCTTTAACGCTCGAAACATCCATAGTCTGACATTGCGATTAAGCGCAGTTTCATTACACTCTTCTACGGTCAGCACTGGAACAATAAGCTCATAGTCATCATTAACTTCTATTTCTAGCTGATACAGGTAGGCAATCTTTTGGTATACAGCAACGATACTGCTTGTCGTATAGCCAATTAAATCCATCTAAGATCACCTCCCTTAACTGTGTGGCCAGAACGTTACGTTGCGCCAAGCGGTCCAGGCGCCATTGTGCTTGTTGCGGATATACAGGTTGTCGGATACTGTGTGCATGGTCTGAGTGATAATTCCGCCGGCATTAATGACTTTGAGCAAGCCAGTCTCACTATTTGGCTTGCCATTAACACTCGTTGAATTGACGCCATAGTATCCAGACGTTGTTAGACCATCGCACGTGCCAGAAGTAACTGCCGTAACCGCAAACGGGTCTTTTAATACGTCGTTAGGATCATCAACCGTTAAATGCCAATGACCATCGCTTTTGTTGATATATGGCTTATAGCTCGTACCAGACATACCGGTTGCGCCAGTGGCACCCTGTTCGCCTTGCACGCCTTGTGGGCCTTGTGCACCTTGTACGCCTTGTTTACCTTGCGGACCTTGGACACCTTGTGCACCAGACATATCAGTGACCAGTGACGCCTTACCGCCAGTCCATACAAACAGCTTGGCATTGTCTGCGTCATTTACGGTTGAGTCGATAATTGCAAAGTCGCCTTCGCTCAAATCGTTTGGCCCGTTAGCGTTAAGCAGTGCTACGGTTGCGTAGGTCTTTTTAATACTAAAAGGCTTGCCAGCTGGCCCTTGAATACCTTGCGGCCCTTGTACGCCTTGTTTACCTTGCGGACCTTGGACACCTTGTGCTCCAGTAGCACCGGTATCCCCCTTATCGCCTTTATCACCTTTCGGCCCTTGAGCTACCACGCCCAAGTCAATGTCAGTTGTTGCCAATTTCTCACCGCCTTTCTATGACCAGAATGTAATTTCACGCCAAGCTGTCCATGTTGAACCATCACGGCGGTTACGCACGTAGACATTGGCACCAGCATCACCGTAGTATGTCTGTACAACCATACGGCCAGCAACTTTGACATCAAGCAAGCCCCAGTTACCATCTTTTGGCCCGTTCTTGCCTTGATAGGGTGAGAACCGTATGTCATAGTGACCTTCAGATGTCAGATTGTTAAAGTCAGTTGACGTACTCGTGATTGTTCCTTTAAACACTGTAGCAGGTGGCCCTTGTGGACCCTGTGGACCTTGAACTCCCTGCTTACCCTGTGGGCCGGTATCGCCCTTATCACCCTTAGGCCCTTGAATTCCTTGTGGGCCGGTTGCTCCGGTATTGCCTTGTGGGCCTTGTGGTCCACGTGCTACCACTCCCAAGTCAATATCTTGTGTTGCCACTCACTCACCTCCTAACTCCATTGCGTCGTTAACCGCCATGCCGTCCACGTGCCATTGTGACGGGTACGGGTATAGCAGTCGGCAGTCGCACTATCGATGTACGTCTGCCACACTTCATTGCTGTTGGCCCTAATCGTCAGTAAACCGCTAGTTGACGGTACATTGGTAACCGTGCCATCGATACGATAGCTGTCGTCCATCGTAAGGTCATTGGCGTTGCCCTGCGTGATCACACCAACGATAGCCGGCATGTCAACATTGTTGATCAGCCGGATATGCCAGTGCTTGTCGTCCGCAATGTAAGGCTGCCACGTTTGGCCGTCCTTACCGTCTTTGCCGGCAGAACCGTCCTTGCCAGGTGCACCATCTGCACCTTTCAGCGACGCAAGCCATTGTGTCTGTGTGCCACTGTAGCCATTGGCTACGGCAACTTCATACGCCGACTTGCCGTCAGCTCCAGCATCGCCTTTCTCACCTTTAATCGTGCCGACCTTAGGCTTGATCAGTGCCCACATGTTGTCGCCGTCAGCGTTGTTAAACAAAAAAGCACCCGTAGGTGCCAGTTTAGGTATTTTGTTTTGCCCGTCCGGGCTGGCAACCAGCATCTCACCACCTTGTAGCTCGGTGGTCGAGTGGTCAAACCCGACAAAAGCGCCAGGCTTGACCGTGTAGTTACCATTCGGGTCGGTTGGCTCAGCAACCTGTGCTGTCCGGCTCTTTGATCAGCTTGCCAGATATATCAACGTCTTTGTCCAGCGCGCTCGTATAGCTCCCTAGACCAGTCTTTGCTGTCGTATTGCCACATGTCGGCGTTGCTTGGCTGGTTACTGCCCCACGCCGCAATCCAACGGTACACGCCCTGCTTAACAAGCGTGGCATCGTCAAACTTGGCGTAGTTGCTCAGCGAGCAGTACAGCCCAGTGTTCCAGCCATAGCCCGCCCAAGCTTTGCGGTACGACTCAAAGATGCTTGACCACGAACCAGCGATCGTGCCTTCCATGTCCAAGAAGTAGTACACGTTCGGCTGAACGTTAAGGCTCTTGGCATTGTTGACCGAATACTGCAGTTCGCCGTCCACGCCTTCGTAGTAGTGATAACATGACAATCAGCCCTGCTTTGGTCGCGTTGCTGATATGGTCTGCTGCGTTGGTGTCCCGTGTCGTACCATGACCGATCCGCACGACTACTGCTTTGACGCCGTTAGTCTTGAGATTAGCCCAGTCGATACTGGTCGGCTGCCACTCCGATACGTCAACTACGTTTGCTGTTGTCAAATGCCTTCACCTCCGTTTCGTTCCAAGCGTTGTTTGAATCATCCCTGTTATTGCTGCTAATGATCAGTGATTTAGTCTGCTCTTGCAGTCTGGACAGATTAGTCTGCTGCGACCGCTGAAAATCAAGAATGTTAGCAGCATTGCTGTTTAGCGTAACCGTAGACGATTGCGTATGACTGTACGGATATTTCTGATACCCAACCAAGCCAACTTTGGTCACGTAGTCAGCCGGTCTAATCTCCAGACGTACCATGTCACCTTCGACAATCTCTTTGCCGGGGTCAACCGTAAGCTGCAGCGTGAAGTCTGGATTGGCTTTGAATTGTGACTCGGCATAAGCTTTCATCTGCTCCTTGTCAGTGATGGTGTCACTGGTGATGTCATCCCCAACGAACAATCCCCAACGCTGACGGCTGGTTTCATCGACAAAATAAAAAGGAGCAAAGTAGTACTGCTCCTTAGAATCGGTTGTAGATGCCGTCCCATCATCACTTGATGAACCGCCGGCAACGACTTTGGCCATATCATCATTTCGCTCCCACCATGTCGGCGGGTAGTAGCTGATCGGCTCCGTCTTGCACACCTCGCCAGGCTGTGGCTCATAGATCATGGTACTGTTATCCAGAGCCATACAGATGTGATGGCTGGCACCTTTAGACCCATAGAATCCCATGTCGCCAGTCTGTACCTGGTCACGGCTGATTTCGTGGCCATAGGATTCCATTGATACGGTATAAGCCGGGATGTTGATTCCAAAATCATAGTAGACTCTGCTGACAAAACTCGAGCAGTCCATGCCGTTGTACGGATTGCCACCACGTGCACCACCTGCACCACCATATACATATGGCACACCGAGATACTTTTTGGCGTCAGCGATAACGCTTTGAGCACCACCGCTGGCAGTCAGTGATCCATTAGGCAGACCAGTATCACTGGTGGTTTGGATTTCCTGTGTCGCACCAACCAAGCGGGCTGCGTTAGTCATGTCGGTCGTGTCATACTGCAGCTGTACCTCAGACGTATCATGTAGATAGTCGAACCTGTGGCCATAGTCCTTGTAAAACTCGTCATGCGAATAGATACGCAGATTAAGGTTGTCTGGCCAGAATACGGCTGATGGCCACGCCCCAAGGATCCGACTGATAGCGTCTTTGCCAGAACCGGATGCATACGGGCTTTCAACCATCGCGTTGTTAAAGTTGCCGATTACCTGGTAAGTGATGTTCCAGTTCTTGCCGTTATCGCCGCCAAAAAAGGCATTAAGGATGTCACCAGGAGATACCGACTGAGCGACCGTTTCAGCGTTATCCGGCACGTCCAGGGATACATTGCTGTTACCAGTATGCGAGTATTGCCCCCAATCGACTGGATCACTACCATAGATATGCATACGGCTGATTTCACCGGAGATGTGCTGCAGAGTAACAGCTGTCGTACCAATGCCACCAGAGTAGTCCGGCTCGCACTGTTTAATGACAAACCACTGCCCGTCAATCTCAACCATGTTCTGCACGGTCAGCATTTGATAGGCAACGGACTCGTCATCCCAGGCTGTAAAGTACGCTTGGTAAGTGTTGTTGACTTCCCAACTGATATAGATGCTGTCTTCCAGTGCCGAGTGGAGCATGGCGATCTGATCATCGCCGTCAGGCACCTTCAGAACATGATCTTTGGTAGCAGCTACCTTTAAAACTACGCTCATGACAGATAGACGAACGGAAAGCTGAACGTGATGTCCACACTGCCGGCTCCTTCGGCAGTAAAGCTGTTCCATCCGGGCTCCAACGATATTGTCCCGTAGTCAGTCTTGGCGTTGGCAAGGTTGCCGTCCAGATAGGTGTTAATCCCGTTGAGTACGACCGTATGACTGCCATCGTTAGACTGCGTGTACTGCCAGCTGGTGCCATTGGTCTTGTTGGTAAGCTTAATGGAGTTGCCGTTAAACTTGCATGAGATCTTAAGATCATGGCGCTGATAGTACGGGTCAACCGCAATATCACTGGCGTTGTAGACGTCAAAGCTTGTTGACGTAAAATGATAGCTCGGCAGATTCTTAGGCAGGTTCATGCCGAACTGCCAGCCGTCAGCCACACTAGGCAGCGAATCGCTCCGATACAGCGAGTAGCGATAACCGTTAGGCACGTCAAACGGAATTGAAAAGTTGGCGTCGTTAGACCCTGGAGTAATTGGCGCGATATCAAACGGTGTTGGAATGCCAAAGTATACCTTGCCAGGACTGGTATCAGTCCGGACCCGAACCAGCTTGCGCGAGCCAAACAATCGATAAAGCTCATGCTTAGCCAATACAAGATCATCATATCCGCCAAAGCTGAGCCAGAATTTCTCGCTGAACGTCCTTTTAGCGAAAGTCTGGCCGGCAAATGGCGAGCCGTCAGTGCCAGTCGTATCTTGGTACTGATTGGTAAATTGCGGCGACGAGCTGGCGTCGTCCAATCCGAGATAACGCAGTCCGGTTATCTGATCGCAGAGATTAACTTCCTGCTGATCGCCAACCTTGATCATGATATATGGATCCGACATCTGCTCATCCCCTTCCTAGAATCCTAATTGACGCATACGCGCGTCTTTTGCTTCCTTTTTGTACAACTGTTGCATATCGAGACTGCCTTGTGCTTTAATCGCGTCTACCTGATCGCCGCTCAGACGCAACAAAATATCAAACTTGGACAGTAACTCGTCTAACTTGTGGCTCAGAGCGTCTGATTGGCGATCATTTCCGCCGACATATTGAGCATTATGGCTCAAAGTAGGATCATCGTTGCGGAATCTGGTAACGACCTCGCCAAGCAGCTGATATGCACGTGACCGTCTGCTGATGTCGGTAGGGATGACATATTCTGGCATGTTCTTTTCTGCGATCTCATAAACAGCCATGGTTAGAGATCAGACCACCATTAGCCCAGCCGTGGCCTTGACCGACATTGCCCCAGCCGCCTTCTCCGCCATGTTCCAAGGCATTAATAGCAGCTAAGATCTGGTCGTATCCATTAAGGATTTGTTTGTGGCCAGGAATTGCCCAGTGGTTAAAAGTACTTGGGATAAACTGCAGCAGCCCTTGTGCAGGATTGCCGTTTGCCATGTTAATGTCCCAGACCTTTTGCGGTACGGTTGGGTTACCGCCGGATTCGGTCTGGATCTGTTTTAACAGCTTGGAAACCTTTGTGGCGGTAGCCTCAACTCCCAAAGTCTTGAAGGCTTTGATGATGTAAGGCCGCCAACGTTCAACCCCAGCACCGCCTGGGTTGGCAAGCGTCTCAAACTGTTTCTTGATCCAGTTGCCCATCTGTTTAGCGATATAAACCGGCACGTCCTTAACCAACTCTGCAGCAAACTTAACCGGCGTGCTGACGTGGACAAATTTCTGGAATACGGATTCCATAAATTCGACCGGCTTTGACATGATTTTGTCGACCATGCCTAAAACATCATCAGTTGCATCCCCGACTTTGCTGAGTAATGAGCTGAAAGCATTGCCCACACCGTCTGCATAATGCGGAATCATCCCGAACATACGCGACAGCTGATAGCTCCGTTCGCCATCAAGCACACTGGTACCCTTTGGCAACGGCAGAATCAAGTTGCGCTTAGCCGGGAACATCCCAACTTGGCCATCTTTGGTCATAAACATCTCACGGTAGTGTGCCGTCAAGCCGTCATTGACTTTGGCAAAGCCACCGGGATGAGTGTCGTTGGTACCATTGGCGTAGCTTGGCATCGAAATGCTGAAATCTCCACCAATCTTAGAGCCACCGACTTTATCAAGACCCAGTTGATACCGCCTTTGACGTCATCGATCATGGTCTTAAATGGCTTAAGTACACCATTTACCAAATCAACGAAATGGCGATGCACACTGCCAACTGCATTGCCAACCGCGTCTTGGATCTTGCCAAAAATGTCCTGCCAAATCTTGAGCATGTCGCCCAAACGACCGCCCGTCATGTCATTCAGCTTGTTGTACATATCAGAAAAGATCTTGCGGTTGAATTTAAACATGTCCTGTGCAGTACGTTCGGTGTCTTCGCCTAAGCGATCCCAACGCCCCGAAACAAGATCATGCCAAGTAGTAGTCCGGTCCTCGATAACTTTATAGCCCGCTTGGAACGTAGACTTATGCTTGTTAAACATCTGCTGAGCCGAGCGGGCAGTATCGCTGCTCAATCTGTTCCAGCCGCGTTTTACGGCATCAATTCCATCACCGGTCTTTTTCTTCAGGTCTTTCCAGCCGTCAGCAAAGCTCTTTTTAGTCGAGTTCCACCAGTTGCCAATCTCTTTGTTGGTTTCCTTCGTTCGTTTGACAATAAGCGTGCCAAGGTCCTTAAAGGCTTTGCCAAAATCTTTGGCGAACTTGCCAATCTGCTTGTGGTACTTAATGACTAATGCAAGTGCAATTTCGATTGCAATCATCCAGGGATTGAATCCGAGCGTGGCCACCTTGAGCGCACGAGCAAAAAGCCCAATCCCTTTAATCAAAGCATCAAGACCAAGCATCGCTTTGGTGAAAACAAACGCTGCTGCAACTGCTTTAGCAAAGCCAACTACCATTGTCTTATGCTTGGAACAGTACACGGCAAAGTTGACAACCGCCATTGAGAGTTTGCCAAGGTCCTTGGCTAGGTCTGCAAATGCCTTCTTGGTAGACTTTTTGCTGAATGCTTCCGCCAAAGCAACCGAAGCTTTAGAAATTGCCGGCAGAAGTGCCTGACCAACCTCAATCTGGATTGCTTGCGATGCGTACTTGAACCGGTCTTGAGCACTCTTAGCGGACTTCATGTTGCGCAGAGCCAGCTTGCCGACATAGTCTTCGTTGTAAGCCGTCTTAACCTTGCCTTCGACTTCATCAAGATCCTTTAGGTTGTTAGATAAGATAACCGCAGCTGACTGTGCCGACTGGCCGAATGCCTGGTTAAAGACTTTCAGCCGGTCTGCCTTAGGAACCTTCTTATTGATCTGGTCAAAGATTTCTGGAATCGATTTAAGCTTCCCAGACTTAGTCTTGAAGTCATCCATTGACAATCCATACTCTTTAAATGCTTTTGTCGCACTTTGAGAGCCACTGGACAGACGTACGATAATCCGTTGCAGACTGGTACCGGCTTGCGATGCTTCCAAACCGTTGTTGGACAACTCACCCAGCGCTGATGCAGCATCTCTCATCGAGATACCAGCACCTTTTGCCGTACCGCCGGCATACTGCATACCAATACCAAGTTTTGAAAAGTCGGTAGACGTAACGTCAGCCGCCTTGGCCAGAGTGTTTGCCGTATAAGACGTGGCCTGCATCATCTTGTTGGCATTGTCGGACTTCATACCGAAAGCTTCCAGAGTTGAGGTCGTGACTTCCATCGCATCGTTAAAGTCATCCCCGGAAGCCTTAGCTGCTTTAAGCAGTTGTGGCATGGCGCCCAAAGCCATCTGACTGTCATACCCACGTTTAATCAGCGTCTGGTAACCTTCGGCGATTTGCTGTTGCGACACACCATACTTGACCGACAAGCTGGACCCATCGGCATACATCTGATTGATTGCCTTTTGGACATCCTTATGCTTTTCACCGGCAGTCGTCATCAGGTTAGTATTGGTGACGTACGTATGCTGTATGTCTTCAGCCTTCTTGGCACCGTCAACCGTATATGCAGTAAATGCGCTGACAGCAATCCCGGCGGCCATAACCCCGCTTTTAACAGAATCCCAGAAACTGTTTACCTGGCCTTTAAGCCGATCCAGCCTTGGCTGAATCTGCTCAGTGTGGTCGCGCATCTTGATGATTGCATTGTCAACGCGAGCAATACCGGTCGGCTCAAGGGATGTCTCCTGTACACGAAGCTGTTTAAGCTCGTCTTGCGTTTTGGCAATTGACGTTGCAGTTTCGTCCAACCGTTGTTTCTGTTTGAGATAAGCGTCAGACGTTTCACCGGAACGGTTCTTGATTTCCTCAAGCATTCTGGACTGGATCTTATACTGCTGTTGCAAGTTTTCCAGGCCAGAAGCCAGTTGATGATAGCGTGCAACCGTTTCAGAAGCGGTGCGATGTTCGGCCGCCATACGGTCAACGTAGGCTTGTGATGCCGATTGCGTCAACTTGTACTTGGACTGCAAGTCTGATAAGCCGGATGCTTGATACTCATAGGCTGCTTTAGCACGCTGAGCTTGAGCTTCGTAGCTGGCTAACTGACGGTTGGCTTGGTTGATCTGCTTTTCGAGTTTCAGCCATTGGTTGGCTTGTTTCTCGTTAGACTGATCAAGACCATCTTGACGACTGCGCAGTTCTTCAATCTTGGCGCGTTGCAGTTCCATTGCCTGAGTAAGGCCATCAAGTTTTACCTTAGCCGCCTGCGTATAGTCGCCGCTGTTTTTTAAGGCTATTTCTTGAGCCTTCCAGGCATTGGTTGTGGCCGTAATTGCGTTCCGAAAGGCGGACATGCTTCCAACAGCAGAAACCGTGTCAACCGAAATTCGCGTGGCCAGTTCATTCTGTACTTTCAAGCTATCCACCTCCAAACATCTTAGATAATTGTGCGTGCGCGTCTTCTGGGTTCATTGGCCTGTCATCCCTTGACCGCGCATTCAAAGTTTCCAACAGTTCCAAATAATTTTGATTGTCCAAATCGTCTGGTAAGACACCACTATTAAGCATTAACTGTTGCTTAAGGTAATTGATGTCTTCTATTTCTTGTTTGAGTTCCCAGATTCTTTTGCGGATTTCTCCGCTTCCAATTTTGGGGATTCATCTACAGTTTTTAGTGCTTCTTGTGCTTCTTTTTCACTAACACCAGACGTACGACTGCGCAGATAGGACAGATAAGCCCCGATTTCTTCTTCGGTGGCATTGTCCCAAATACGGTCTTCGTCAATATGCAGCAATTGTGCGATAAATTTGATTGCGCCATCGATAAATTCGGCTTCCTGATCAATGACTTCTACAAATTTTCCTTGTGCATCGTTGTCGTCAACGGGCGTTTCGCTCGTAGTCAAGGAAGCCTCTAACGCCTGCTTCATAAACTGGTTAAGCTTGTACGTTACCCGTACGGTTGGCTTAACCGCGATTGGCTGTTTAATGCCAAACAGGGATGCATCTACTTTAATTTTTTCCATTTTTGACACCTCATATCAGCCGCCCCATTGGTACTGTGTATTTACTAGGCGACTTTAACTTTTTAACCGTGAGTAACAGTATTGGTAGTAGTAGCTTGGCCATGCTTGGTGATGTCGTCACCGACATAGCCGCCGAATACTTCCTTAAGCATAGCTGCAGCGCTGTATCCAGTTGCGCCACTGTTCCACTGCTTGTAAGGCTGTTGCGTACCATTTGAGTTAACAAAGACAGTGTCGTCAATTGGCGTCAAAGCTTGGTAGGTAAACGTAGCATTGGCGTCAGTTTCGTTTTTGTTGTTGGTACCATGATTACGATTTGGCATAATCATTTCACCATTGGCAAACCCGTCAAAGTACTTGTTGCCCTTGAAATCATCAGAGCAAATCAGCATTGCCAAATGTGGCTTTTTACCCAGTGTTGCACCACCAGTTGCATCAAGCTCATAGCCATTGCACTTCATGCCAATTTCATAAGGCAAATCCAGGTAAGTAATAGCTACTTGTGGAGTTGGCGTACCATGAGAATTACGCTTAACTTTGTTGTTAGCGTATTGTTGCGTACCTGCTTCTTCAAGGTTAGTAATGTTGGCAGTCGTGGCACCTTCACCATCGCCGTCCAGCAATACTACGCCGGACTCAGAGAGCCCTTTTTTAGCGTCAGCAATAAGCTTCCCGGTATCGTTAATCATTCCCAACGCGATCCAATTGATACCGGAAGTAGAAATACCTGCGGACATTTAATTCCCCTCCTTGATAATTTCATCTTTTGCAAAATAAAAGACCTTCGTCACTTGTTTAGTGTCGGGGTCTTTTATGTGATTCTTCGATTGTTCGACAGTCCAATTATTATCAACAAACAGCCGTGCCAGTGCCTGTTCGCCATCCAACGTGCTGATATCGTTGCCGAGCTTGTAGAATATCTGAACTTCCACGCCGACCGTCCATCCCTTGAAAGTATGGTTGGCATAGTAGGTAGGCTCGTTCAGCCATTCAGTAATCAAGCAGATCGTCTTGCCTTCATAATCAGACTCTTCTTCAGGGATTGAATCAGTATAAATCTCATCAATCCAGTCAAATTTGCCATTGAGTAGATCCAGCGCTTGAAAAACTGGCAGTTCCATCATTTGACACCACCATTTCTTGCGTCAAGGACCTTTTTCTCTGCTGCAAAAACCTTGTCAGCCGAATCGCGACGCGCGTTGTCGGCAAAATGAGTAGCCTTCATCTTAACGGTTCCGTCATTCAGGAATCTGGCAATATAGGCTTTTTGGCCAAAGCCAACAACGGAATTGCCGTCATCTTCGCCGTCAATGTCGGTATTTTGAAAACCAACATTGTCTTGTAGGTGGCCATACTTTGGATTCTTCTTTGTCGAGCGCGGAGTTGCTTTGTGCAACTCGTCTGCTAAAACTTTGGCTCCAGCAGCAGTCATCGCTTTCCTTGTAGCATGATCAGGAATGGCAAATTTTTCGGCATTCTTGCCAAATACCTCTAGCATCTTACCGAGATCATCCATTAATAGCACCAGCTTTCTTCGTATCCTTAAGCGTCAGCAGGTCATAACGCGTAGTCGTATGGCTCTCATCCCTAGATATGGTCAAGATGTCATAAATTGTACTGTCGCCCTTGAATCTCACCTTGAGCTGTTTGTCAACGTGATACTGAGAGCGGACAGCTACTACCGTTGTATCTGCTAATGTCGTCCCAACCAAAGCATACTGCTGTGACTGAGACCGCTGATAGATTGCGCAGTGCAGAGTTTGAGTCGGCACAAAATTTTGGCGTGAACCGCCTAATGTCCTGCTCGGAACGGTTGATACCGTCCCTAACTCAATTACATGATTAAGACGGCTGATTGGTAGTTTCATCTTGACTCGCCTCCCAAACGTCATATCGTCCACGCAATTGACCAATAACGCTGTTGACGGTTAGGTCGATCTCGTATGTCTGGATATCTGACATGCTCAGGCGGTATTGATAATAGGTAGCTGCAAGCGACTTTACTGCCATATCAAACAATGGTGAGACGTCGCTTTGCGTGTAGAACGCGTCCCCGTCACCAATTGCGCCCTTAACGTACTGTTTGGCTGCATCAATGTAGGCCTGCAGCAGTACGTCATCGTCCGTGCCGTCAAGGTATAGTACCTTTTTTACATCGTCTACTGATACAGCCATTTAAATCGCCTACTTACCAGTGCCAGCGGAGGCTTGGAAGTTAGCCGTCTGATCAGCAACAGTCGTAAACGAACCAACTGCGTATGCGTCACCGTCAACTTGTTCAACGTCAAACCGGTCGATGACACGGATCTTGGTTTCGTCATGTTCAAAAGCACCAGCACCAACGTTGGTCGTCATCAGGCTCATGTTTTCACGGTCGAACAGTGTGATAGCCTGCTTAAAGTCGCCGTAGTACAGTGGATGAGCATTGGATACGTTTGGGAGCCAACGGTCAGCAACTACCGTAACCGGCTTGCCACCAATACGGTAGATTTCTGGACTGGTTGGGTCGCGTTGTACCAGGTAGTCACCCATTGCGTTCTTAACCTTGGCCAGAACGGCAAAGCCAGATTGGTTGGTCAAAAACGATGACGTAGCGTTGATTGCGGGGTCAAGTGCGGTCAGTTCCAGATCCTTGATGTCATCAAACTTAGCAATCGTTGGCTTCTTGGATGCCGTATTCATAACTTCGAGAATAGCTTGGTTACGAGTGACGACAACCTTGCGAGCAATCCAAGTAGACAGCCATGCAATAATGTTTTCGGCCGTGTCCTTCAGCAGCGTGTTAGTAACGGTCGTGATACCAGCGTAACGCTTGATCAGGTACTTAATCGTAGTCAGTTCTGGATCATCGTTGTCACCGATTGCAGCCGTTTCATCATCCAGTGATGCCAATGGCTTGATATCGGAGAACTTTTCGTAAACCCGCGAACCGGATTCGGTCGTTACAGATTCCACACGAACCAGGTTCTGCAGAGAGGCATATTGGCGTACCAGAGTATTGATAGTCGTACGGATGTCATCTGGAATCGTCAGACCACCGTTACCAGTGCCAGTCGTCCCCGTAGTAACCATGTCCTTAAAGTCCTTAACAAACTTGTCTTTCAGCGACAGTTGGCTGTCATTCAGCGGTTCCTTGTCGCTGTCATGCATCTTAACTACTTCTGCTGCGCGAGCTTCATTAAGCTGGTCTTTCAGAGCATCGCGACGTGCCTTAGCCTGGTCACGTTGTTCCTTCAAATCTGCAAAAGCTGCTTGGTCGTAAGAGTCGTCCATCAGAGCAACGTTAAGCTTATCGTTCAGATCAGAAACCTTTTGGCCAGTTTCAATCCAAGCGTTGTTCAGTTCATTGATTCCCATGTTGGGCCTCCTTTTTGTCTAATAAAATAGCCAGTTTCTCGTCATAAACAGACGGAGCCGGCTTTTCTTCTGGCTTTGGCTGTTCGGCCTTGGCCATAAGCGTCATGAATTTGTTGATTGCGGCGTGCGAAGGGATACTGTGGACAGCATTGACCACCTGTGGCTGATTCTCATCAGCAAACATGATTTTGTCGGCAAAGCCCTTATCAACGGCATCTTTAGCTGTCATCCAAGTTTCGTCAGACATCAGTTTTTCAATTTCATCCCGCTTTAAGCCGGTTTTGGCTTCGTAAGCGTTGATAATCGTTTGGTCAACGGTATCCATCATCTTGGAATCATGGTCGAGATCATCGGCGTTTCCTTGTGTTACGGTCCATGCCTTATGGATCATCATCTGCGCGGTTGGTGACATGTTGATCTCATCCCCAGCCATTGCGATAACCGATGCAGCACTAGCAGCTAGGCCCAGCACGTTAACCGTGACTTTGCCTGGATAGTCGCGCAGCATCGTATAGATTTCAGAAGCCGCGTGTACGTCCCCGCCTGGCGATGCAATGTCCACCACCAGATCATCATCGGCATCGGCTAACGTCCGTTCAACCGCCTGAGGATAGGCGGAATCCAGATCAAACCAGCTGTAAAATTTGCCGGTCATGTTGTCGACAACGTCACCTTTAATGTTAATCTTGGTCATCGTTCTCACCTCCCTTCTCTGCGTCATCAGCTCGTGGAAGCTTTGACGGCAAATACCCAGATTGCTCAAGTACGTAAGCGGCCTGATTGCCTGCCAGAGCCCCCGATTTAACCATCGATGAAATCGTGCCGGCAAACGTATCACCAAGCGGATCAACGGCCGGTCGCAGGTCCAGTTTGACATTACCAGTCAGCTTGTTGCTGAGTTCGCTGTCAATCGCTTTGGCAAAACGGCTCAAAGACTTAGCGTAGTCATTGCCCATCATAGCCAACGATGACTGCTGGTCCCCTTGGCCGTTGATAACTGAGTCAGATACGCCATATACCTTGGCAATCTGTGCACCAGTCCAATTGGTCTGATTCAGCAGTTGAGCAACGTTGCCCTGAATTTCCAAAGGCTGATAGTCTTCCAAGTCATCAAGCACGATTGGGCCACTTCCCGACGCCTGCATCTGCTGCATAAATTTCTGCGAGCGTTGAGCCTTTTCCTTAGCGTTGAGCAACCCGCCTTTCTGGATCTTTAAAATCCCAGGCGCAGAAATCGATTGCGCAAGTGCCGAAAGAGTCAGCCGATTGCTTGCCTTGCTGATACTCAGTTCATTAGCCAAAGCTGACAGCGGACTGATACCAGTCTTACCGCCATTTTTGGACAAAAGCCGAATATGGATCATGTCAGACTGCGGTATAGCCTCAACAACGCCAACGCTCGGTTCATCAAACGTAACCGTATAAATCAGCCCAGAGCCGTCTTCCAGCAAATACGGTGATACCTGTGATGGTCTTAGATACTCCCATGAACTATCAATACCGTTGTTATTACGCCAGCGGTAGGCAAAGCATTCACCGCCAAGCAGCAGTTGAGCAAACATTGACTGCCAAAAAGCATGAGCATTGCTAGTAACGGTAGGATTGTCGAGCATCCCTTGCGTCCGCGACCTTTCGGCAACGAATCTGCCATTTGCCAGGTCGGAGCTTAGCTGAAAGATCAGCGAGTAAACGTCAGAGTTATGCAGAGCAGTTGACGCATCCACATAATCGCTAGTACCGTTTGGATTGAGGAAATTGATAATGCTTTGATCATCCGCGATCGATAAAACAGAGTTAGCTTTATTTCTCAGTTTAAAAATCGGCATTCAATCACCTCCCTTCAGCTTGCCATCATCTCGGTAGCCAATCCTACGATAATCAGTGCCACGCCGACCGCGAAAATGCCGGCAGTTATGTTCAGTCTAAAAAAGCCCCAGACGATAAACCCGACTGCGGCTAAATAGCAAATTACGTCAATATATGTCCAAATGAGTTTTAAAAGTTTCTGCATGATACACCTCACAAAAGACCAGAGTCTTCACTCTCAAACCAAGCCTTGACCTGCTCGCTGGTCATCAGCTCGACTTGTTTCGATTTGTCATTAGCCACGCCAAAGTCTTCGAAGTGATACATCCCTTGATATAGTGCATCGATAATTGCGTCCACAACGTCGATTTTCAGCGTTGCTTTGGCTTTGTCGACCTGTATGCCAATCTTGTCCTGGATAATTTCGGCGTTAACAAGTGCTTTTTCCATGATTTCATCATCATCCCGCGTGATTGACGACTCAACAAAACCCTTCTGCAGAACTTAGTCGGGTCTTTTAGCTCACTGGTCCGTTGTCTAATCGGATTGAGCGGCCATTCCGTGTTGATTTCCATCTGTTTGATCGCGTTAGTTGCCCCCCACGCGTCATAGCCAAAAAACAGGACTTTAAGATCATTGTCAGCTACAAAATCAAGCAGCCATTGATAGACCTGGTCGTCATTGATCAAGCCTTGTGGATGACTGGTGATTGTGCAGTAGCCTTTTCTTGCTAGTTCCCGATACTCAATCCCGTCTTGTTTTTCCTTGGCCTCGATCGAACCGGCTTTTTGCCATGGAATAAAACTATGCTGTTTGACATGCCATTTCTGGTTGCCGTCAGCGTCCATATATGGGAAGACAAAAGCAACGGCAGTGTTGTCAGAGAACATGGAGTAGTCAAAGCCGATGTAGACCTGTTGACCACGATAGTTAAAATGCGGCTTAACTGATCTTTCGATATCAGAGAGTTTCAAAAACGAGTTCGTGGCCTCCTGGAGCCACATATTTAGGTTCTTATTTTGAAAACGGTCGATATGGCCGGCCATTGCCTCGTTGTTTCGGCTGTTAGTCAAGCCTTTGAATAGCACTTCTTTTTGGCTGTCCAAGTAAAGCAACGGGTTCGACTTGTACCATGTTTCAGGCTTAAAGGTTTCATCAAGGCTATCTTGACACCAGATCAGTCCCAGATAGTTGTCACCATCACGCTTATAGTCCTGCTCCATGATCGTTTGAGCCAGCTTCTCATCAGCATGATATGGCACTGTCGGGTCTGGATAGGCTGTTGAGATCTCAATGTACTGATGATTAGGCACCTTAACTTGACCGGAAGTAATCTTTGCTGAGCCTTCATCAGTGTGAATATTGCCGATTTCGTCAAATACCGCCGTTTTGAAGTGGTAGGAGTCGTACTTCCCTGAGTTAAACGTGATTGGCCGGATAACGTTGTTGACTTTGCGCATCGTAATCTTATTGTGCAGTACGGCCAACTCAACTTCCTTGGCAAGCTTGCCAAAAACAGGCTGCTGCTCGATAATTCTTGGAATCATGCTGCTGATATAGCCAAAAAGCTTACCGGTCTGGTCTGCATTTTCGGCAGTAACAAGGTAGTCTTGGTTGGATAGCCCCATTGACTCAATCAGATACGTATAGCACATGTAGATAGCCATGAGATAGGTCTTACCTTGACCACGTGCCACCGAAAGTATGCAGCGGTCAAACCGTTTTAAATTTGACTCATCCCGCCAGCCGAATAGCATACAAAAGATGAACTTCTGCCAGTCCATTAGCGGAACAGGCACGCCGGTATCAACGTTCGGGGCAATCGACGCGAATTTAAGGATCTTATGACATTCTTTAGCGCTGTAGTGATAGTGAAAATCGGCATCCCCCACACGTTGCAGGTCTCTCAGATGTCTAAAAGCGGCTAGTTTGATCAGATATCCAGTCAGAATCTTTTCATCAAGCACATCAAAGGCGTACCGTGTGCCAGAATCTTGATACTGTTTGCGGATATCATCAAAGTTGATGCTGTGATAAGCCCCAAGCACGTCATGTGTTTGCGTCAAATCAATTTTCAACTATACCAACCCCGCTTCTTTCATCTGATCGCTGATTGACTTCTCTTTCTTCTGGCTTGCAATCTGCATGAGGTCCTGTCTACCCTTAGGCGTTAGGCCAAGCTGAATGCCAATCGAGTTAAGCTGCTTGTTTGCATCGGTCATGATTCCGACCGCTGGATTCTTTCGATATCCGGTGAAATCCTTGCCGATAATCTCGCCGGCTGCGTTCTGTAATGACGTGAACAGCTTGGTCTGGATGCCGTTTTCCTGCACGTCAGCATACGCCTGACGATAGATTTCGTACTGAGTGCAGTACTGTTCAACCATGCCGGCATCGATTCGCTGGACCCGCTCGGTGCTCTCCAGATATGGCACTATTTTCCGCCAGCAAGCAGCAGCAATCGGTCCGAAATAATTAGGCGGATTTGGTGGCAAATGGCCGTGATTTTGCTTAAAAAACACCTGTTTTGGCATTTTTGGCTCTCCTTTCTGCAGATTCGGAACGTCCCGGAGCCCCCCTGGGGTAAAAATTTTAAAAATCGCATTTTTGTAAGAGACGGCTGAACTGTGTGCGCTCCTTTTGACAAGCGAATAGGGGGCGGGGGTAAACTTTAAAATCTGATTCGATAAATTCATCAAAAAATTTTAAAACGCGCGAGAGAGCAAATATGAGCCTCTCACAGCGTTATGAGCTTGGCTATAACGTCCACGTCATGGATTGGCTCAGCACCAGCTATCAACTGGTTGTCTTTGCCAGTGCCATAGTGCCGTTGCTCCCAAGCTGTCTTGAGTCTATGGCAGTCCCGACAGATGGTTGCCAGGTTGTCAGTGTCTGCCTGCAGCTTGCTGTCAAACTCGATTGGTATGACGTGGTCAACGGTCTTGGAGTTTGGCTTGCCGCAGTACTGACAGACATAGTGATCACGCTCGAGTACTTGCTTGCGCAGTGACTGCCATTGCCTGGACTTGTAGAAGTGGTACTGTGCTGACTTGGTATCGTCACGATATCTTGTGACGTTGTTGTACTTGCGCTGATACTCAGCGTTGTGAGATCGTGCCCACTTCTGACGACTGGCTAGGTACTCAGCCTCATGCTCATAGTGCTGCTTGCAATAATGGTCAGGTAGCTGGCACATGGCATGACATCCCTGATATCTGCATCGTCTAACTCTTGGGATTGTGGCCACCTCCTTTCCTGGTACGCAAAACTGGTGGCTTGATTGTGTATTCAGCCGGTTTGTCTTTCACTCGTTCTGGATGCTGTTTGCGATAAATCTTATCAGCAAGCACTAGCAGCTTATGTTCTTCGAACGAGCAGACGCCCCAATCCTTGTACGCTCTCATCAAGCCACCTCCTAGCCAAAATAAAAAGCCCAGCCAAAGCTGAGCTAATGCAAGCATTATTTGTTTGATTTGAAATACCGGCGCTTGGAATCGGACCAAGCTAAACGCTCCAGCAGCCGGTTGCCGTGTGGTTGGGATGTATATTTACTTATGAATGGAAACCAAATTGCAATGGCCTTGCCACATTGCTGTGGCAACGTATCCCGCAGGAATCGAACCTGCGACAATCCGGTTAACAGCCGGATGCTCTGCCAACTGAGCTAAGGATACATGGCTCTGCCCTTGCATTAACTCAACGATTTTTTTATGCGCAAAGGCAGAACATAAAAAGCCAGCCTTTCGACTGACTTTTACATTGAATGAGGCTGTTTCTTAAAGGAGTGATACTTCATCAAACGTCTAACGCCTCTTGACTAACTACGCTTTCAATACGTTCCTTGGCAATCTTGAAATACTCCTCGTTCATTTCCATACCGATGAACCGGCGGTTGTTCTTAACCGCAGCTACCCCAGTTGATCCACTCCCCATCGTGTTGTCAAGCACCATATCGTCTTCATTGGTGTACGTCTTGATAATGTACTCAAGTAAATCAACTGGCTTTTGTGTCGGATGAACGCTGTTGTGATTATCAGCATTGCTGAAATTAATCACGTCAATTGGATACCGCTCACCATTTGATTTTGATATTGTCACACCAAATGAATGATAATTTTTTGAACAGTTGGGATCATTACGTCGTTCATATGGTTTAAAGCCATATCTCATCTGTGGGTTGTAAGTTGGCAGGTGTTTGTAAAACACATATAAGGTTTCATAAGCTCTTAAAGGTGCACGATGAGAATTTAAAAAGCCAACCGCCATCGTTTTATGCCAAATCCAGCTGTATCGATACGGCATCTTCTTTGGCGCGTGCATGATTAGTTCAGCACCAAAACGGCCAAGTCCAAACAAGACTACCGCACCATGGTCTTTTAATACCCGTTCATATTCGCTGAACAAGTCGTCCAACGGTAACTTGGTGTCCCACTTGTTGGCGGTCGTGCCATACGGCAAATCGGCCAGAATCAGGTCAACAGAGCGGTCTTCTATCCCCCCCATCAGTTTCATACAGTCACCATGTAAAAGTTTATAACTCGGCATTTTTATCTCTTCTCTATTTATTCAATGTCATTTAGTGACCAGACACGGCAATGGATGCAAAAAAAGCCAGCCGATTGACTGACTTTAAGAACATGGTTATTTATCTAAAGGAGTGTCATACTTAACCAAATCATCCATGCTACTACTATACGGCATGGTTGGGTCGCTCGCGGGTCGCTCTTGGGTCGCTTTTTGAAATAAGATCAATGGCATCATCGCCTAACCCAGCTCGTGTCTGCCAGTACAGAAACCGTTCAGCAAACTCGCAGAGCGCCTCTTTCTTGACTTCCTGAAACCGTGTCTTGCCAAACCCACACTGACTGCTGACTTCCCAGTCTTTAAGCTCGTCCAGGTAGCAGCCGACCAGGATCTCATAGCTTGGCTGTTTGGCACGGTGTGAGCAGTTTTGGATTGCGGTTGCAATGCACTGGCAGACCACACCAGCAATCATGCCGTTGATGATCTTGTCTTCTGTATGATTGCCAAGCGTTCCGCCACCGCCTGCCAGGCTAAGTGTTGGTGACTTTAAGTCGGTGCGATTGCTTCCACAGCTTGAGAGATAGTAGTCCAGACGATGCTGAAAAAAACGTCTGACGTTACGGGCCGTTGCCTCGCGATCAAAATCAACTGGCAGATCACATGCCATTGTCCTCATCAAACCACACCTTTCGCTTAACTTTGTATCGATTGTGAATCCAGTATGAGCAGTGCCGGTCGTTAACATAGAATTTGATGCTTGCCGTACTGATGCCGACTCGACGCGCCGCTGTGTACATCGACGGCACGGTTACATACTTGCTGGTTTGACGGTCAAAGATTGTCACGCGTGAAAAGTCGCGCCGATTTTTTGCGCTGATCTTTTTAAGCTCAGGCGTATCGCGGATGACGTTACCAACCAGTCTGGCATCTATATCGAGATACTCGGCAATCTCATAGACACCCATGTATCGATGCAGACACGATGCGATCTCGGCCTGCAGGCTATGATCGCTGTGGTACTTCTTCCAATCGTTCTCGCGGATCACATCGCGAAAGTCCTTGATGATTCGATAGTCTGGGTCAAGCGGTGGCACAACGTCTTCGAGTCTCACGCTTGGATTGTGGAAAGCCTGCGGATAGTTATGCTCGAGATTGCTTAACGCTTTGAAAAATCTCGGCGTGCAATGGTTGGTCATTTTTCTGCACCTTCTTCTTGTTTCGTTTTCGGCGAGTGTCGCGACGTTTGTGCTTTCTACGCTTTGCCATCGTTCAATTTCCTCCCACACATTGGGCAATACTTAATCTGCCATGTATCTGAATCTCTTCCACCAATCGCAACAAGTAAATTATCTTTGAGCTTAATATGCATTGTTTCAGTGATACCAGTGTAGTGTCCCTCATTACCATCGCAGAAAATACACTTGTTATGCTGTGGAATATCTGGCATCGTTCGATCATCTGTTGGCTTTTTCGCCGTGCCATTCCACCAACCATTAATGTTTTTTACTATCATTCGTGATACACCTCCCACATGTAGTAGATCAGTGCCACCAGCATCGTGATGACGATGACTGCTGAGCCGATACCCAGCGCAGTAAAGCCGGTCGTCCAGTTGATAAAGATCATCCACAGCATACCGCCAGAAAACAGCACACTGCCGACGATTGAACCTAAGATGATAAATACTTCCAGTACGTTCATAAGATTGCTCCTTGATTGATTTAAAACGGTTTAAATAGCTAATTACTATTTATAAATCAGTTTAGTTGCCGTCCACACATTGGACAGTAGCTGATTCGGTTAGACTGACCAACGCTCGTAGTTGCGCCACGCTGATCAGTGACGGTCGTCATGGCGTCAAGCTGCGTCTTGTTGATGAGCCTGATCTCGGTATAGATACTGTCGTAGTGGTACGTCAGCAGTGGTTTATGATGCTCACAGAATTCACACATTTTCATACTCCCGATAGATGACTAATGCGTCGTGAAACGCGTAGGACACGTAGGAGTTGTCGACGTCGTCAATCACGTTTGAATTGAATTTGACATCCACAACGATGATGTCGGGATGCTTTGCAATCCACTTGTTGATCTGTTCGTCGATATGCGGCTCGCCAAAGTTTTCGGAAAAGAGCTTTGTTTTAATCATGATTATCACCGTCAAAAAATGCATCTAAATACTCGCCACATAACTTAATCAAATCGCCAAACAAGGCTGAATTGTCTTTATCGACGTAGATAGAGTCTAGATCAATTGCTGGGGTCTCATCAACAGTGGTCAATTCAAATACAGTATCGTTGCCATAGGTGATCAAAACATTCCCTTTTTCGCTAAGGCTAATAAAACTGCCGTTCAAATTTGCCTCAGTATTTTCTAAAACTTTAAAACCTAGATGGTTATCAAGTGCTTTGAGTTTCCTGCTAAACTCGTTGATTCGTTTTTGGTTCATGCTTCGTCCTCCTCTTACAGTTTCCGTCCACAAAATGGGCAATACGAAATTTGCTCTTCATCGTGTTCATCGTCATAGCCAAACTCGGGCGACAGCTCAAGATAGTATTTGTGGTCATGATTAGTGATACGGGTAAAACAGGTTTTGTCTTCAACGCTAATCTCCAAAATATCTGTATCTGGGGTACACCAACTACATTCTTGCTTTTTCATTGTTTGTCACAGCTCCTTTAAAACAATCCATACTTCTTCGCACACCAATACAGCTGCAAATACGACCAAAGCTGTCATCAAAGCATTATAAGCGACTTCTCGCTGATCCCAGACCACCCAGATAGCAGCTGCAACTAAGCCGAAAAAGCTAATTACAATAGCAATGTTTAAAAAATGTTTCATTCGTCATCACTCCCATATCGTGATTCGACTATGCAGACAAAATATTCTTGCTTGCAAACAAGTACGTTAGTGTTGGATAACTTTTTAGCCGTTGTTCTTACAATGTTTTCTACCTTCATCAATCCGCTATTAAAACTTGCCAGGCTATCAGGATATTTGCCTTCAACTATCCACACTTGTGGACATGGCTTGATGCCAGGTATCTGCGTGTAGATGTCATAGTACTTAGTCATAAGTTCCCCTTCTAAAAAATCTTTAAAATCTTTAAAAACAAACCCACTATCAGTACTGCTGCTAATATGCCAATATGAAAAGCCGAGCTGATTAAAATCGATATCATAAAAAGCAAAACTACAAGAGCTATGGCCCACAAAGCAATGATCAAGTCATATAGGATTTTCATTGCTCCTCCAAATCATTGATCCGCCAGTCCAGGATGCTCAGATACCCACACATGAGCAGCCATTGGCGGTTTAACAGCACCAGCTGCCGATTGCTGACGGTTTGTTCTTTACGCTGCTCGTCCAAAAATAACGTCAGCTTGTCGAGCCGAAGTTTCAGCTCATCTCTTTCATCTTCCAACTCACTTGCCAAATCCATAGCCTACCAATCCTTCCTTAACGATCTTGACTGCGTCT